TTCTGTTCTTAAATCATCGACTGCTGTTAATGCAGATACAAGCACAGCTGTTCTAGCATTGTTTGTGGCTGAAATTGCTCTAGCATTAGTAAAATATAAATTGCTTCCTTCTGGAACGTCTGAAGTAGAAGATATGTTTGATATAGGCGGTATAAAACCTGAAAGTGCTTCGTCTGTATATTCCTTGGCCCCAGCGACTTCTTGATCTACATAGCCTCTTGTTTGTGTAATAAGTGGATTTACTATGTTATCAACTCTAGACTCTGTAAAATAAAGCCTTGTGCCTTCTTCTATATCAGAGGTTGTTAAAGAGTTTATTGATAATGTTGTAAATTCTTCAGCATCTGCTCTAGCAGTAATAAGTGCTGCTTCAACTTTTTCTGTCGCGTCTATTGCTGCAGCTAATTGAGCAGCATTAACTTTTGTAGTAGCGTCTGATTTTGCTTCTAATAAAGCGGAAGCGGCAGATCCTTCTACATCAAATAGCCCTTCTACTGCATTTACAGCTCTAAAATCTTCAAAATAAAGGTTATCACCTTCTTCTATATTGGTTGTTGTTATAGATGATAGTGCATTTTGTATTGCTAAAATAGCTTCTGAATCCAAAGATACTTGGTCTGGAAGTTGGCTTAAAGGAATCTTGCCATCTGAATTTAATGTGGCAACTCCATTAGCTAATCCAGGCTTAAGAGCATATGAAGATATTTCATTCCATCTTTGAGTACCATTACCTATTTTAAACTTAAGTGTATCTGTTTCTATACCAATTTCACCATTTAAAAGTAATGGGTTATTTGTTGCCCAGTTTGCTGCTATGTCTCTTCTTAATTGAATTTTATATGCCATTATGAACTACCTCCATCGAGTGATGGTGCATCAAAGTCTTCCGACCCTCCGCCTCCCAAAATCTCTTCTTCTACTGTTGTTGTTCCATCAAAAAGCCCTGCATCGAATAAGTTTTCTTGCACAAATGATGGGTTAGATAAATTACTGCCTGGTAAGCCACCATCATAGCCTATTATTTCAGGCAAAACTAATCCTGGTGTGTCAGGGTTATCTAAATTCTTAAAATCAATTTGATTTTGTATGTCTATTGTGTGTACATCTCCATCAAAGGTGTGGGTGTGCATGTAGAAAGGTGTAGGATCTGTGCTAGGTGGAGTAAGTTCTATCCAAGTAGTTCCATTGTGAACACGCAAATTTTTTGTAGTTGTATTTATATAAACTTCACCAACTTGTCCAAATGCTGGGTCTACTGAAGAGGCCAATAGCCTTAAAGGTACCAGCATCTGTCTAGACATAATTACCCTACTACAACTACTCTGTATTCTCCAGCTGATGGAGCGATTGCAAAGTTAACAGTTACTGAGTTAACATTAGTTCTAAGTACATCTGCTTCAACTTGTGCATAAGGAAGTGCTGCTTCAAATATCTGAACTGTTACGTCTGTTGTTCCTAAATTATGTGTTACTGTATATGATGTTGCTGAAGCTCCAAGTGTAGTTGCGTATTTTCTAGCAATTGCATGGTAGTTTGAACCATCATTTGTAAGTGTCCATTTGTCTGATGTTTCATTCCATAATATTTCTACATCAGATTCTGTGCCACGCTCTACTACTACGCCTGCGTCTGTTGTTGGTGCTCCAGTAAAATTGCTGTTAAGCTTTACTTTATTATCTTCAATGTTAATCTGTGTTGTATTTACAGAATTAACAGTTCCTATTACATTTAAATTTCCGCCAACTTGCAAGTTACCAGTTATTTCAACATTATCTGGCAAGCCAATTGTTACTGCAGCGTTATGCCCACTATTTGGTGAAACTGTAACTTCATTTGCTGTTCCAACAATTGTTGCTACATAGTCGCCAGTTGTTTGCTCATCAAGTGGTATTATTAAATCTACTTCGCCTGCGTCTGTTAATCTACCTTGTGCGTCTACTGTAAATGTAGGAACTTTAGTTGTTGATCCGTAATTTCCAGCTGATACCGATGTATCATCTAAATCTATAGTTGTTGTGCCAGTTGAATCATCATATGATTTTGTTAATCCAACTCCGCCACTTATATATGAACCAATAGCATCTTGAATGACTTCTAGTGAACCAGATGTAGAGATCCACTCTGTACCATTCCAGAAGTACATAATGTTGTCTTGAGAATTGTAATAAATTTGACCTGATACTGGACTCGATGGAGCAGAACCTAAGTTTTGAATTCTAGCATTGAGTAACTCATTCTTGTTTAGATCAACGCTAACTAAAAATTTTCTTGCCATTTTTTTATCTCCTTTTTAGGACAGGTATGCTGTCCCCGAAAATGGCTGAGCCATTGTCAATGTTATTTGGTTAATACTATTATAGTCTATTCCAGTTTCTAACAAGTCGCCTGAACTTGACTTAACAGAAACGTTGGGGTGAAATTGCAAATTGTGTGTAATAGATACAGAATATATGCCGTTTACTGGACCAGTTATTTGGCTCATTTCCCAAGAATACATATAAGATACTTGCTTGTCTAAAACAAAGCTGTCCTCAACATTCCAAGAATCTGAGGCCAGTGATTTTGGTCCCCAAAATCTTGTGGTCAAGGTGTCAAAATAAAAATCTCCTGGGGAACCTAGTGAATTAGCTGGATTTCCCTCTCCACTTATTATTGTTCTTCCAGGAGAGCCTGATGCTCTTACAACTACTAAAGGATTATTTTCCGTTACTATTAGGCGGGTTGCCATTATAATGTTACCGCCCTATTTAAGGTTAAATATCCTTCTAAAAGTCTTGTTACATTAACACTTGGGTCAATTAATACTAAATCATACGCCGATTTTGGATAAAAAAGTTTTTTAGTTCTTTCTGATGAAACTGAAATAGAAAGCTTTCCCAATGATGGGGTTATTGTAATACCGTCTTGATCCGTCAAAGTAAATGCTAGTTTTTTGCCACCTTGAGTATCTCTTACTTGCATTTTAGCAGTGTGATGATTTAATTGAATAGGAACATTATCTTCGTCTAAGTATTGAACCTCAAACGTAAATGTGGTGTTTTCATCTACTTGAAAATTTTTTTGCGCTGCCATTTTTTACTCCTAAAGAGAAATGCCCTTACACTATTTTAGCATAAGGGCATTCCTAATTGACTAATAATTACTTGGACTTAAATCCAAAGCTATGGTCGCTAGGCGACAAAGCCTTCAAAATAACTGGGGCAATTGCTGCAAATCCAGCAGCTACTAAATCTTTTGGATCTGTGTTTCCAGTCATGTAAAGAGCCATTGCTGCGGCTAAAAATGCTCTTCCGTAAGAGCCTAGCGCAGATAGAATTTGTTCTTGCATCGTTACTTTCCCGTCTTTATTTAAATCAGCTTTATCAAAATTTTTGATAGCCATATGATCATCTCCATTTGAGCACTGTTGCTCATGAATTTTGGTTTTACCCAATACCTTATTCTACCACTAAGCAGATATATCTACAAGCTCGCAGTTACCGTCTGAACTACACGCAAGTGTGGCATTTGTAGAGGTTCCATCTTCTGTCTCATAAAAAGATAAATCTTCCCAACGAATATTTACTGGCATTTTTGCAACAAGAGCGTCGTATTCTTCTTTTGACACTTCTTGATAAGGAGCTTGCTTATATGTATGATCTGAGTGAGGAAGGAATGAAATTCCAGAAACTTCATCAAAGTTTTTGTATACCCACGCTCCTACCTCCATCCATTCATCTTCTTTTACAGAAACTGTAATAGATGGCTTATGCTCACACCATGCTCGCTGGTACACAAGCCAAATATTTAAATGATCAATAGCTGTCAAATCATTTCTAACAATTGCTCCTTCTGGAGCTTTTACTGGAAATGAAAACACATATGTTTCATTTGGCTTCATTACATCATCTTCTACTGGAATTCCAACTTCTTTTAAGAAAACTGAAATTGGATCTCCTTTAGAACCACGAACTGTTCGAATGTAATATGGCGAGTGCCATGGATGCATTCCTGAAGATACCCCGACCAATTGAGACACTGTTCCAGAAGGCTTTACACAAGTAATAGCTGCGGACTCAGGAATCCCAATTTTCCCAGCCTCTTCTTTATTTGTTTCACGAGCATATTCTCTTAAAGACATTAGGTAAGCCTCTAAAGCAACAATATCTTGTTTACCAGACATAAACTTATGCCCAAATTGTCCAGTTAAAGAAACACCAAGAAGTCTCTCTTCTTCTGTGTTATCTTTCCAAATCTTTCTTAAGTACTTAAAGTCTGTAAGTGTTGATTGCCAAGTTCCAAGTATCGTTGCAAGTCTTACTTTGTTTGCTATATCTTCTTTTGTATCTTGCTCACGCAAAACTACTTCTGAAAGATTACAGAACTGATATGGACGCAAAATAATTTCAGAACAAGGGTTGGTCCCATAATGTATGTCTGCATCTCTGCGACCAAACTTTGCTGCTTGAGCTTGTGCGGCAGCTACATTATAAATACCACGTTCTCCAGACTTTGAATCATAAAGAGATTTCCATTCTGCAATAAACTGTTCCATTTCTGGCTTACGAGAATATGCAACTGAGTTATTAGACAAAGCTCTTTGTGGGCTTGCCTCCCACCAATTACCAGATTTAGCTTGAGCCATTTCAATATCATTTATGTTAGAAAGAGAAATCATTGCTGATCTTCTTACTCCACCAACAACTACAACTTCACCAATCTTACACATGATGTCATGGCACTCAATTGGCTTAAGGTTTCTTCCAGCGGCATTCTTAAATTTTGCAATAGTAAAATCAAATAAATTTACTAGGGGCTGTGGTCCAGATGATCTTCCACCCATTGTCTTTAATCTTGCGCCAGAAGGTCTAACTTTTGTTACATCAATTGCTGGAATATGACCTGTCCAGAGTAGTGCAAGAAGTTCACGATATGCCTTTGCCCAACCTTGCTTTGAATCTTCAACAACAATTACCGTGTCTGATTTCTCTAATTTTTCTGGGACAGCAGGTAGCTTATTAATGTACTTGTATTCAACTGAAAATCCAACACCTGTTCCACACATCAAAACATACATTGTTTCGTCAAAGGAACGCGGGGAATCAACTGGTAAAAAAGCGCAGTTATATCCAGCGACATTATCTCTTTCAAGAGCTGCGCCAGATGTCATAACAGATCTCATAGATGGCATAACATTTCTTTCAAATACAAACTCTTTTAATTCCGCAACAAGCTTTTCATTTGGAATGTAATTATGGTTTTCTTCTAGATGCTTTGTCATAAAGGAAAAATATCTATCTACTGTTTCTCCCCATGTCTCTCTACGTCCTTCTAACTCTACCCATTTAGCATATCTTGATAGTGCAATAAAATTCTCATAGGGATTTTCAATAGTATTTTTCATTTGTCGCCTTTTCTTCCGCCTAACGGATTGATTATTTTTGAGTGAAGTCTAAGTGTACCAAAGTTTTTTATAAAAGAAAAGACAATGTAAAATTTTTTGTTGTTTTTTAGTTAACTATAATATATACTATTTACTATATATAATATATATTGATTTAGTTGATTTGCTGACCCCCCGACCCCCCTATTCGAAGTATACTATTTCAATTTTCTTTGTCAAGATAAAAATGATTTGACATGTTCTTTGTTACAATGGTATGATTGTGGTTCGCTATCTCTAAAGGAGGAAATGCCAATGGAGAATATAAAAGAAAGTTTGAGCAGTGTTGTTCATCACTGGACAGCAATTGCAGTAGCAACAATGTTTCTGTTTTCAAACAGCAATACTGTTGCACTAGCTCAAGCAGAAATAGTAAAACCAAAGACAGAAGTACAACTTAAGAAAGAAACCTTAGAAAAGTACAGCAATACTGTTTATAAGCCTTCAGAAATGCTTACGGACTCAGAACTAATAGAACTGTTGTCCACAGTAGGATTTGAAGGAAAAGCCCTTAGAACGGCTTGGGCCATTGCTAAGCGGGAGTCTAACGGACGCCCATTAGCTTACAATGGTAACAGAGCAACTGGAGACAGTTCTTACGGAATTTTTCAGATCAACATGTTGGGTAATCTCGGCGTAGATCGTAAAGAAAAATTTAACTTGAAGTCAAATGAGTCGTTGTTTGACCCAACTAAAAATGCAGAGATAGCGTATTACATGACCAATGGCGGTACTGATTGGTCTGCTTGGAAGGGTTTAACCCCAAGAGCAATGGAATTTTATTTAAAATTTCCTAATAACTAGAAAGGATTTATAGTGAAGATACAGTATGTGTCTACATATATAAAACTTTCTTTAGAAGGCCTTGTTCCTAAGCTTTTATGCCCACAGGATCAAGGTCTTCTATTTTGCAACGGAGATGGGGAATCAACTGTATACCTTTATTGTCTAGAGTGCAAATACAAGAACACGCTTGGTTTACAAAAGTATGACGATATAGTAAAATTGGTAAATGAACAAACAAAGTGATTTTGAGTCATCCATACTTTCTGAAACAGATGCTATGGGAAGAGAAATTTGGTGGACAGATGCAGGAAGACCCTCAGATCCAACAAAATAACCTGGAAGACAATATTCCAATGGTTACATATATAATGTTACACAGAATATATGATTTGCTAAGTCTTATAGCTAGCAAAGTTGCAGATCCAAAAGAAGTAGAAAAAATGATTGAGTATCATGAGGCGGGATACCTATTGGGGCCAGTTCCGTCATTTAACCCAGGAGAAGAAAATGAATAAAGATCAATTGCTACAGTTTATGATAGAGGAATTTGAAAGTGCAAACAAGCAAGCCATGATTTCTAGCGGTATGAGTGCACAAGAAGCGGAAACCAAGTCATTGGAGTTTAAAACATCAATAACATTTATTTTGTCTCAGGTAGTAGACAAGATGTTTGAAAAAAATATATTCTAGGTATTGCTTTTTAAAAATATTTCTTGTACTATAGAATTACGCTAGTTGAGTAAATCCTGGCGTATGCATGAAAATGCAAGTAAGCCCCTGGATCCGCCTCCAGGGGTTTACTCATGCTATAATATGTATATAATGGCCAGAGATTATTTTGCAAAATACATGATGAGTCCTAAATTTCAAGAAGATCAAAAGTTGAGGGCTGACCACAAGAGTGTTTGTCAAAGATGTCGTGATGGAATAGTAAAATTTTATTTTAAAAAACTTATCAATAGGGGGAATAAATAATGTTCTACGATAGAGAAGATTGCACAAAAGTTTCATTTTTCCCAGACGATTATGGAACACCAAGCGGAGTGTTTTTATTCAAAGGGTTTTTTACTGATGAAGAGTGTAAGTTAGTAGAAAACGGTCTTGTTGGACACGAACTAAAGGGTAACTATCAAGATACACTGATAAGCTGGTACGCCAATAAGGTTAGTCCCCCACTAAAAGACTTGCACCAGATTTGGGAAAAAGCAAGCGAATTGCTATATCCAGAATACGTTATGCACCCTCAAGCAAATGTGCTTATAATCACCCCAGAAATGAACGAAGGAATGTTTACTCATTCAGACTCTCCTGGTAAAGGAGAATGCCACAGATTATCTCAGGTTGACGTATGGAAGACATGCTGTGAGCTAGATTTTGGCTTAGTCGCATATTTTGGAGATTTTGAAGGCGGAGAAATCTTCTATGTAAATATTGATTCAGATGGGAATAAGAGCGATGGAGTAAGAGATAACAATCGATTAGTCATTAAGCCAGAAAGAGGAGATCTTGTTATTCATGGTGCATTTAACCCACACGCACATGGAGTAATGCCAGTTACATCTGGAGTAAGATATGCTTTTTCAAACTTTGTTCTAAAAGCAGAGGATAACCCAGGAACATTTTATAATTACAAGACTCCAGAATATTACGAGCAAATTAAAGATAAAGACTCTATGAACCTTGATCAATTTATTGGAGCATGGATGCAGCCACTAAAAGAAAACCCACAATTTACTAAAGAGCTTATTCACAAATATCAATCTTCTGGATTAGAAGGAGAAGCTCTCTCTGAAGCATTTATGGGAGAATTTAAAGAGCATTAAACGCCGTATAGTGCGAAAAAAGTGCGCCGCGAGTAGAAGCATATTCTAGTCAACTGTAACATATTGTTTCACATGAAACATTTTATCTGAAATACCCCTTATAAAGCCTCTAGAGGCTCTCTAAGCCTTTACTAGGCTTTTTGCCTACACAAGGGCGGGAGAGGGCCAAAAAGTCCCTTTACGACGATATCCTTTATTGTCCCAAGTATAATCAATAGGACGTATATAGATCAAGGTATTATATAGACTCATCTTCGTCATCGACATCAAAGATATCTTTAATCCCGCCCATTTTTTTAACTTCGTATAGAAATATAAATACTGGAGCTAGTATTGCAGATATAATTAATACTGCAGAGTAATATTTTTTTCTCATATATATATCCTAGTCAACTGCAATTATACTAAGTTTATCTGAAAATAACTTCCAGATCTTTTCCATATACTCAGGCTTTAATCCATCTACTGGATGAGGAGCATCTGTATGTGTCATAGATGGAGTTAGTTCAGGTACTTCTAATGCTTCTAGGATATCCTTCTGAGTAATTACTACTTCAAATCCCGCCTCTTTTGAATACTTGTGTAATGCAGCCAAGAACTCTCTATTCTGATCTATTCTTTGCTCATGTGTGTAGTAAGGACTAATTCCTTCATGCTTTAGCAGCATCTCAGTAAACTGAGGCAATGGCTCTATAATCACAACACGAGAGCTAGGAAAGTTTAATTTAATATTGTCGATAAAGTTTTTTACTGTAAGGTCTGCATTTTGATATCTAGGCAAGAATGTTCTGGTGTCTACGTATCCCATCCATATAGCCAAAATACCATCATCTTTAATAATTGATATTGGTTGTGGCTTATGGTTTACAGTTCTTTCAAATTCTACTCCAGACGACAACTCATCTGCCTGCCTTAATTCTTCGATATTAAATCCATGCATTTTAAGTCCAGCTTTAGGCCAAGGAACAAAAGTAACATCGTGCTTTTCTGGATAGTAGTGCTCTATTGCTCTAGATAAATGACAGTCGCTAAGCATGTATACATTTTTCATATTTTTATTATACCATATTTTCAGTCAACTGAACTCTATCTCTAAATAAAACATATTGCTCATGAGTGTGCTGTAATAAGCCATTTTCTTTTACTGCCAAATCTATTTTTTTACGAAACTCGCTTTTTTCTCTAGGAACTCTAGTAGGTACATGTTCAGAGTTTTTAATATCTTCTTTTATTCTTTCGTCAGACCATCTTTCTTCGTTAAAAGGAATATCGAATTTCTTAGAAACATATTCCAAGCACTTATCTGAAGTATTGGTTAAAAATTCAAAGCTTATCGTAGTAATCTCATTATCGTAACGCTTTGCTAAATTCATAAATCTGTTATACTCTGAATTATGACGAATAATTTTATCTTGTATCCTAAAGTCTACATCATCAAAAAATCTACTTTGTTCTTCATTAACAGTATCTAAAAATCTTATTTCTATTCCTGAAGCAATAACGTCGTATGGATTTCTTAGCAAAAAAATATTATGTGCATTTTCTCTGTTATCAAATCCTAGTGATTCGTGGTTTAACCATTTTATTTGTGCATTTAGATTTTTTTTAAACAAATGCTGACAAAATACATTGCCAGATCCAGGTGGAGCATTTATTGCAAGTATTTGTATCATATAGTAAGTGTACCATTGTAGGGATACTGGGATTTGAACCCAGACTCTATTGTATATAAGACAAGTGCTTTAACCGTTAAGCTATATCCCCTAGTTTGTATAGACTTGCAGAAGTATTCCGCATATACATACTAGGATAGATATAATTCCTACCCAAAGTAGAGTTTTCATTTCCCGCCCTTTACTAGCTTATTAATACAATTAACGCAAAAGTTTTCTAGTACGCCTTTTGAGTTTAATCTCTCAACGTATTTTGCATTATCACAGAAGCTGCATTTCATGTTATAAGTATAACATAATTTTGGTCAACTAGCATTTCATATTTCACAAAATGTTAATATTTTTTTAATTTGTATGATACACATATTTGAAATGTCCGTTTTGTCTACATAGTCCGCACATAAGATTATTCTCTTGAGCGTGAGTGTGATGCGACTCACAAAACTTTTTTTAGAATACTAGCCAGTAACCCCTCTATTTGTCAGTCCCCCCTGCTATGCTTAAGGTATAAAGAAAAACAAGCGGTAAAGAAATCCGCTAAAGAAAGGAGCAATCAAATGCTCACTCAAAAAACACTAGACTCAATCGTCTATGAATACCAACACGGGGGCGTGAAATCTAATCACCCCGAATTGACTACCGCTGAGCGTAAGGCTTTGCTAAAGCACTTATTCTCTCTCCCTACCTATTGCGCTTGTTGTGTGAGGTAAATCACACAACACGCCCTAGCAACCTCCCCAATTTGTCAGCCCCATACGCTACAATTACAACATAACAACAACGAAAGGTCAGAATAAATGACACTAGATGAATACAAGGCGCTAGTAGAAGCGCAACGCAAGGAAAGCCTTGCACAAGCCCTAGCCGTACTAACGAAAGAGGTTAAATAATGTACGCATACTCATACGATAATAATTCCGTGTCTAAGTGGGACACTATCCAATCAGATGTCGCAGATGCATATCGCCACCTTGATGATGTAGATGAGGAACAACCTCCACTAGATGACTTTAATGATGAAGATGATGAACAACTAGCAAAACTATTCGCACTAACATGGGAGAACTAATAATGACTATCACTTACTCAATTTGGCAAGGCTCTAAACTAATCTCAATCGACAATGTAGCGCATGAGGCTAAGGCTATTGACCATGTAATACAATCGCTCAACGATAGCGAATTAGGCAAGGTTAAAAAGTTTACCGCTAATGTAATGGATATAAAGGTGACCGCATAATGAAAGAATGTAAAGTAATTAATTGTAACAATACCGAATTAGTATATAGCGGAATAGATGCCATGCTATTAGGCGGTATCATAACCGAAACATATTGCTACTCATGCGCTAATGCGTATAATCAAATAGATAGCGCTATGCAATCACTAAGAGATAAGGTTAATGCTTAATGAATAGACTACTAACTACACTAGTGCAATTATCTATCGCTATCCCCGCCCTATACATGGCGAGGATCGTATACCATGACTTCAAGGCAGAGATGCGAGAGATGTGGCACGAATCACACTAGGATAACGGCGTGTCGCCTTGACAAAGGCGCCAGCTGCCCCTATTTTTCTGTGGGGGTTATCCACAGGTTTAAGAAGGTCTGTGTATAACCCCTGAAAATTTGTGAGATTTATCACATAGGCTGAGCGTCTTACTATATGGAATTACTCGCTAGTAAGTAGAGAAATGTCAGCCCCTCATGCTACAATTCCATTATAACAACAACGAAAGGAGTTCACATGAACTCACTCACAACACTATGTAAAGACCATGTCCCTAATAAATCCGCTATCTCAGAAATTGGAGATGAGCAATTTACCTTTTGCGAAAGTTGCGAACAAAACATCTCTCGCTACTATGGCGACCATGACCCAGAGCGTTTACCTATGTGGACAGATTGGTATGTGACTAAATGAAAACTAATTTTGAATTAGCGCAAGAGATAAACACTCTTTCAAAAAAGCACTATGGAGATAGTGACCTTGCATTTGCGTGGGGTTGTGCACAAGCACTACTAACCGCTAAACAATTAGAGTTAATTCTAGGGATACTAAAAGAAAAGGAAAATAACTAAATGGAGAAAACACAATTCGAAAAAGATTTAGAAATTAAAGAAAGTTTTATTGATTTACTAAATGATTGTTACCCTAATGTAAAGATTGGTTACTCAACTTTTACACCCGCCGAAATTCTAGAATGTTGCGACCCAGTAGCATTTGCGATTGGCTTAGTAGAACATGAAGATTATTTAGCAGAAATGGAAAACGAATGAGCGATTTATTCGGATTTGAAAAAGCAATTCAGCTCGATCATCTTAGCGATGAACAAATAAATAAATTAGAAGAAATACTAAAAGATTTTCAATAAATAACGGCGTGTCGCCTTGACAAACAGGGCGACATCCCCCACAGATGTGGCGGCGTCGGGCGTGTCGTTATGAAGATGTTATAAAATCCCCTGAAATTTACGGCGTGTCGATTTGACAGGGTTATCCACAGATTTCGGGCGTGTCGTACACAGGCTAAATGTGATTAGTATCACACGGGTTGAGCGTCTTACTATTTGGACTTACTGGCTAGTAATTATCTTTTGTCAGTGCCATAGGCTATAATTGCTACTATCAACAAACGAAAGGCGGACTCAAATGTCAGCAAATGTCTACACAATCGAAAGCCTACTTGTAGGAAAAATGTATCGCTCAAATTCTCTTACTGGAGAAATTATCTCAGCAGAAAAAAATGATAGTGTCTGGTATGCAAATGCAGATACTTACAAAGTGCAGGTACGCCCAATTTATTCTGCACCGCTAAATCTAAAAGATACTTACCGCTATTTAGCCGTAAAAACTTCCGATTAAATAAAATCGAAACAGGGGCAGTTTAGAGAGTGTTCTCGCCCAATGTCGTAAGTAAGAACTCTCACCAATTTTTTAACGAAAGGAAAACTATGCTAAACATAATTGACAAAACCGATTTTTATGAAATCGCAGATGAGCAACACTTTTGCTGTGATGAAAGTCAGTTTAAGTATTACTGTATCGAGCACCTAGAGTTTATGGGTTGCTATTTTTGCGGATTTGACTATGACAAGGATTGCGAGGAACAACACTAATGGGATACATTGAGATTTTTAGAATTGATCAAGATGGGGCAGGTTGGGTAGATTTATCCGAAGCCACCCCCGATGAATTATTTAACATTGAGGTAGGGCTACTTAATGAGGGAGCCTTATTCTATACCCCCGAAGCCGACTAAATGTCAGTGGGCTAGGCTATAATAAGCAATAACAACAACGAAAGGAAAACTATGATTAACTCAGTAATGACTATCGAGTGCGTGGATTGCCACGGATACGGAATTATCTTTTTTGGTAATGATAATGACTATGATTGCGAGCCATGCGATTGCGTGGAAGAATTGGAGAAAAACTAATGTATAAACTAACTTGCGCCTATGACGGCAAAGCACCACACTGGACGGCTGAATACGAAATCGAATTCGGTGCATGGGAAAGTTTTTTCCGTTTTACCGATTGGGGAATGGCTAACGAATTCTCAACTGTAAACATAATGACGCCAACTGGCAAAATGTACACCAAAGTATTTTATAGAAATGGAATGGTATCCGTAAAATGATGACTCGTAAAGACTATGTCGCAACCGCTGAAATTCTAAAGTATGTAAGCGATAAAACTCACCCCGCTGTTTTTTCTAAAATGGTAAATGATTTTGCGGAGATGTTCGCAAAAGATAATGAGCGATTTGATGTAAAACGATTTCACGAAGCGAGTGGATACAATGTTCCAAAATTCACTTCGAGATAAAGTAAAACGCATTCAGGAATTGCGTCGCAGTAATGCGGCGCAACCTGTTCGCAATAAAAAAAAATACACACGCAAGATCAAACATAAAAATAAATTTGACACTTAGCGCAAAATCCCGCACATAGCTGCGGGGTCGGGCGTGTCGTTAAGGACGTGATGTAAATCACCCTGGAATTTTGGGCGTGTTGTGGAAAATGTCAGTGGCCTATGGTATTATTCTCTTAAATCTAACGAAAGGTCAACTCATGAACAAATGCTCTTCATGCGGTGAGGTAACCTCACAATTTATTACTGATGACGGCGAATACTACTACCCTATGTGCGGAGAGTGCTACTAATGACTAAACTAAAACGTTCTAATGATAGAAAGGTGGCTAACCTTGTCACAAAAAATGGAAAGCAAGCCGCAATTGCGAACACGTTCGGGCTCCCTGCAGGAAAGAATTATTCATGCCCTGGTGCCACTAGTATTTGTGAGAGTGTTTGCTACGCAGGAAAACTCGAAAAGGTATTCCCAAGCGTTAAAGTAAATCTATTACACAATTGGGAATTACTTAAAGACGCAGACGGTGAAACTATGGTGCGTCTACTTAATGAGATGATCATTGACTTCAAGGCTGATTGTGTAAAGAAAGACGCACCTATGCTATTCCGTATCCACTGGGACGGGGACTTCTTTAACGATACCTATGCATATGCATGGAAAGTAGTTATTGATAAGCATGAGGATATTCAATTCTGGGTATACACTCGTGTAAAATCTGCGGCTCTCATTCTTAAGGATGTATCTAACCTATCGCTATACTATTCAACGGATGATGATAATAAAGAAATCGCATTCGACTTGAAAACTAATTCTAAGGTCCGCCTTGCTTATCTTGGTAAGACATTCGCGGCAACCGAAGACACAATGAAAGAATTGACTGGCAAGCCTGGCGCTAAGTGTCCTGAGAATATGAAAAGTATTCCGCTTATCTCTAGCAATGGGTCCGCCTGCGTCTCTTGCGGTCTATGCGTTTATGGTAAAGCAGATATTAGATTCTCTGCGAGTAAAAAATGATATATGATGTAATCGGAGCTCTTGTAGGATCTTCAATGATTCTAATATCTATGCTACCGTTTGCCCTTGTATACTATCTATTTAAAAATTTATAACGGCGTGTCGGCTTGACAATGTCAAGCTGGCCCGCAAATATGGCGGCTTATCCACAGGTTTAAGAGGGTTATCCACAACCCCCTGGAATTTTGTGAGATTTATCACAAGGCTCATGCGTAAATAGATTAGGTAATGTCAGTGGCTCATGCTATAATTCTCTTATCCAACAACGAAAGGTAACAAATGTCTAACTTAATGACAATTCCACACACAGTAACTTTCGAGGCTACTATTGACCTTGATAAAATTCCTGCACACTTATTGCCACGCCTAACTGCACTTGATGAAACTGCAATTACAGAAATGTGCAAAGGCGCAACAATTTATGCACTTGGTATGTCTAACACACTTACAGTTGCAAATGAAAATAACACTTGGGCAGAATTAACAATTAAGGAAGGGAACTAATAATGGGAAGCGTAACAGCACTAGGTATTCAGGATAGCGTATTAGATTTAGAAACACAATTAGCCTATCACTTACAGGGTAATCACTATCCACCCGTTCCACTATCTATGGTGCCAGTATGTATTCAGGCAATAGATTTTGCTTATGATGAAATGTGGGATGAAACTATTGAGATGCCTGATGGTATCACCTATAAGGGAGATACATGTGCGCCAGTATGGGCAATAATTGAGGCTCACCACCTACACTTTTGGCTACCTGAAAGTGACTAAGATCACACAATAACTTTCTCAAATAATGAGATGGGGGTTGATAAATGTCAGCCCCCTATGATAAAATACTACCCTACACAGAAAAGAGGCAAAAATGACAATCAACGACAAGTTGTATCAGGTTGGCGATTTATTCACCACCCTAAAGTCAAAAAAGACGGGCGTGATTAAGGAAATCCACCCACAGGCATCTGGCTCGGTGCGTGTGCTACTAGAAATGCCAACGAAGGAAACTCGTTGGACTTCGGTATCTGCTAAAACACTACTAGGCTCATAGTCTAACGGCAGAGGGGTCGCAGAAATGTCAGACCCCTCTGCTATACTACTTTAACAAACAACCAACCAACGAAAGCGAGAAAATCAAATGGCACGACAGAAATCAATCTCAGTAAAGATAGCAACTCCAAAGGTAATCAAGGCACTAGAGGCATCTCTTGTTAAACTAGAGTCAGACTACGCATCACAAGAGGCAAACGAAGCAAAGTATCAGAAGCAATACGAAAAGTGGAAAAAGGAACTTATTGACTATGCAGTTGCAAACATCAAGAAGGCAGAAAACTTCCGCACAAACTATCGCTCTTGGAACAATCAACTAAACATTGACTTCGACCTAACAGTTCCTAAAGATGGTATGCCAACAGAACCTCAAAAGGATTTCGAGCAAATCGGTCATCACACTTATCGTGAGATGAAAGAGGAAATCTCAAACGCTATTCGCATCTTAAAGATGACAGATGAGGAAACAGTTAGCACTAGCACCTACAACGCTATTGCTCGTTATCTCTAAATAATTTGGGGGGCAGAACTAAAGTCCTGAACCCAAACGACCTGAGTATGTCGCCAAACTGCTCTCCCTTCGGGGACAACTACTAACAAAGGCAATACAATGCGATTCAAGATAGAAATGTATGATGAGGTAAAGCAAAACGATTTAACAATTTATTCTGAAGAAGGCTATGATAACGAAAGCCTAAAAGAATTAGTCTTCTCAAACTTAAAAAGATTTGACGGAAATGTTAAGGCTTTTGTTTATGATCAAAAAAATAAAAAGAAAACATCTGCAGCGTTCTTTCCAATGGAAACAGTAAACTACGTAAAGTCCTTATCTAAGTAAAAGGTGGGGCAGTTAATTCTGCCCCGCCCAAGCTTGGCCCGCAATAATGTGCGGGGTTTTCCACAGGTTTAAGAGAGCCTGTGGATAACGCCTGGAATTTGTGAGATTACTCACATGGATCAATTCGGACATATTGTAACTAATCATAGACAATGTCAGTGGGGTCTGTTATACTTACTTAATCAACCAATCGAAAGGTAAAAAATATATGGCTCACAATCTCGAAACCGAAAACGGCGAAGTTGCTTTTGCATTGCGTGGCGCACCTGCATGGCATAACCTTGCTAATCGTATCTTCACACAAGATGAAGATGTTACTACTCAAATGATGTTAGATGAGGCAAAACTATCTAACTGGAATGTCCGTCTATCTCCATTGACCGACCACATCTCAGATACATGGAATGATGTATCTAATGCTCAATTAGTTATTCGTGACAACCCATTCAATAGCGGAACTGATGTTCTTGCTACTGTTGGTAAGCGTTACAAGCCTGTGCAGAATGAAGAATTGTTTGCATTCGCAGATGCAATTCATGATGCAAATGCTGATTGCCGTTGGGAATCTGCTGGCTCACTTCGTAGCGGTAAGGTTGTTTTCGGTACTGTGGATATTCCTCGCACAATGGTGCTTGACCCACAAGGCGCAAATGATGCGACCAAGTTATATCTAATCGTATGGACATCACACGACGGGTCTGTTGCGGTTCAGGCTGCAGTTACTCCTGTTCGTGTAGTTTGCCAAAACACATTGAATCTTGCAATGCGTAATGCTAAGCAATCTTTCAAGATTCGCCACACGCAATCTGTTGAAGGTCGCATTCAGGTAGCCCGCGAAACTCTTGGGCTTGCTCTTGGATACTTTGATGAATTCGAGAAAGAGGCTCAGGCTCTTTATTCTCAATCAATTACTGATGCTGAATTCTCAAAGTTGATTCAGACAATTTATCCTAAGCCAGATAAAGATTCTGCTAAGGTTGCGCTAACTAAGTGGGAGAATAAGGTTGTGCTTCTTGACAATCTTTATCACAACTCACCAACTAACGCTAACATCAAGGGAACTAAGTGGGGTGCGTTCAATGCACTAACTGAACGCCTTGACTATTATCGTTCAGGTCGCGGAAATTCTGAAACACTTATGGCTGGTGCATCAGGGTTTGACCCAATTCTTACCGCAGAAAAAAATAAAATTAAGAAATTAATTTCTGCGTTTTAATAAATAAATTCCTGAGCATGAATAAAAACTGCTCACAATTTTTTCTAGGTCCATTAGCTCAGTTGGTTAGAGCGCTACCCTGTCACGGTAGAGGCCGACGGTTCAAGTCCGTTATGGATCGCAAATCGCCCGCAATATTTAGGGACAAAAAAATGTGTTAAGTGTCACATAAAAAAATCCCTGGAATCTATAGACAAATGTCAGTGGGACCCTGTATAATTCTCTTCATGACCAACGAACTAGTATCAAGTAAATATACCTTTGTCTGTGACCCAGATGAATGCGATTCATTAATAGAACTAACATCATCTGATGGATTTGGTTTTCCTTCAGGTGTGACACAACTCACATGCCCATGTGGACGCAATACGACATTAGTGTCAGTGGAGCATGCTACAATTACACCAACAACAACGAAAGAGGATAAAATGGAAACAACTACAGATAATCACTACATGACACGGGAATTCCTTGAGTCACAGTTAGTTGAAAATAGGGCCCGCATTACACAGTTAGAAGAGCACATTCAACGTGTTACACAACGTGATTACGCGACTGCAGGAACTTTAAATAAGTTACGTGATGACATGAAAGTATTCACCCTGGAAGGTCTTGATGACGAATCTTTGTCAGAATTCCAAGCAGAAGAAATTGCAGGCATCTGCGGTTTTGAATTAACAAATGAATTTGAGTTGACTGTAACAGTTCAATATTCAGTTACTGTTAATGCTAGAAACGAAGAAGATGCAATTAATTCAATTCATGATACAGACTTCGATACAGTATCATATGATGAACCAATTACATATATGTCATCATCTATTGATTCAATCGAGGTCGACTAATGTACTTTGAGTTGACCGCTCCTGATAGGCTTTCCATGGAGAGAGCCTATTGGGATGCAGAAATAAACGGTCTTGACCCTGAAGCAATGAGCGCATTGACATTCAACGTTGGAACTGGTAGTATTGAGAAAGTAAGTAGACTTAGAGATAAGTATAACTTAACTGAGTCTTATGTAAGCGAATACAAAAGCACAGGATATTAGGAGATAATATGTCAGACTACAAAGATGGTTTTGAAGACGGGTACAAGTTTGCCCGTGAAGAAATTATAGAAAAACTATCAGAGATTGATATCGCAGATATTGATACATGGATTCTTGATCGTCTATCTGACATGATAGAAGGTGGAACACTATGAGTGAATGGATTGGTTGCGATAAGTGTAACTCAGTAGTACCCGCAATGTATTTAATTAAGATGGTTAGCGGAGAGCTTTCTTTCTGTGGCCACCACTTTAACAAGTTCAAGCCTAGCCTTGACAAAATCGCTTACGAAGTGATAGAATTAAACAAAAAGGAAGAAGTACCTCAACTAGTAGAAATGGCGGAATAAACATGGGTGACCGTGCAAACTTTGGGTTTACACAATCTAATGGCGATACAATTGTAGTATATGGGCACTGGGCTGGCTCAGGCATGCTGGACCTTTTGGCTCGTGCTGTAGACAAGGCTCGTCCTCGTTGGAATGACGAATCATATGCAACACGTATTGCTATATCTAATTTAATTCAAGATGAGTGGCGTAGCGAAACTGGATGGGGAATGCTGGTTAATCAGCGCTCAGACAATGAGCACAAGATTCCAATCATCAACTTCGAGGCCAATACATTTAGTCTTCATGAAGAGGCACCCTTTAGCGATAATAATAAAATCAAGGGTGTGTCGGATGAACCAATCTTTACACAGACACTGGATGCATTTGTGTCTAAATATGCACAGGAACTAATCCTAGCAGATTAATTTAAAGGTGCCCCTATCAGTCTTCGCAGGCCAGGGGTTAAATAAAGCAGAGTTCTTTTACTTTCGTTGGTGATACTCTAGCAGCCTGTAGAAGCTTGACAAATATCCTATGGCCCGCAAAAGATAAGGGTAATATATTTCTTTTAAGAAGTCAATATAATTTTCCCTGGAATTTTGTGATCTTGATCATAAAGCTCACACTATGTGTGTTAGGTTTGATCTAAACCTCACAATGTGGCATGTATCACATGCCAATCCTATTCCATTTGTCAGTGGTCCAATGTATAATTATCACATATCAACGAAAGGATATAAAATGCCAAATTGGTGTTATAACACATTAACTATCCAAGGACCTAAGTCTGAGGTAGATATGATTAAAGATAGATTGAATAAGCC